CACCAGGAGGGCACCTGAATCTGCCTGCTGAGTCAACCACGACACCAGACCTTGCAGCGGCACGAACGCCAACTCCAGCCATTGGCTGAATTTGATCCAAGGTTTGACCAAGCGACTTGACGGACATCTCACCGGTTCTTGGGTCGGCATTAACGTCACGGTGTTTTATGTTTATTTGTGGCTTACCATTATTGAATTTAAGTTTGGCCAGGTATCTTTCTGCTTCACCCTTCTGCATCGCAATCGGCTTATTAACCCACCCGATGTTAGGCTTCGTCGACCTACTGCTCAATTCTGCCGCGGTCACGTATGGCTTGAATTGCATGCCGAGATTCCCTCGGCGCTTTTTGTCTATCAGTATTCCACCGGTGGACCAAATATTTTTACCCAATTTTTGCCTAGGCCTTTTTATAGGCTTTGGTTTTTTGGGTTTTGGTGCAGCTTTTATCGAAAGTTCAACATCAAGTTCAAGTGTTTTAACTTGCTCCCTCAGTGATTCAGAAAATGAATTTGCGCGAGCGTTAAAATCAGGGCGTGAATTATTGCCACTGTATACGCGTGGCGATACAACATTCCTGACTTTTATATAGTTACCCGACATATCGGGTTTCCTTTGAGTCGAACTTATTCTTTGTCGTCGACTTCTGCAGCAAGGAGCTCAAACTCAAGCAACGATGCGATGAAATCATCAGATTCAAGTGACTTAGATTCGTCATCTTGTCCTCCTGCGACCCATGACGTTGGAATCATCGACTCTGCGCCAAGTGCTTTTGCGCGCTTCATAATATGAAGCTTAGCTGCTTTCTTGTCCTTGGCTCTTCCGAAAGCCTGAATTGCGTTTTGCAAATCTCCCTTGCTTGCAATTGGGAAAGAACCATCAGGGAGCGCTGTCCCCTCTTTCGCCATTTGTGTACGCATGTCTTCGCTAAACGCACGCTTTAGGGCAATCTCGGCTGCTTCAGCTTCAATGTCCTCTGCTTCTTCTGGCTCGTAAACATCATATCCCATGACTTCGCCATCAAGAGATACGAATACATCATAGGACTTTCCATTTATGCCATCAATTTCAACAGCGTAAGTATCAAAACCTTCGAATACATCTGGCTCAACAGCTACAACATTTCCCTCAATTGACTTGACTGCAATTTCTGCTGCCTCAGCCATGTCGATTACGTAAACGTTTTCAAAAGCCGACTTTTGCTCAAATGAGTCACTGTCAAGCTTGTGCCAACCGAGAACTTCTGCGGTTGTTCCGTCAACGTACATTTCAATTGCTCTTCCGTCTTTTACCTGAACGTCAACGACGAACATATCGGCATCGGATGAATATCCAGAATCAATCACCTGACCATCAAACATGTCTTCTGCAAGACCTTCGACATGAAGCAGACCTGGCATTCCCTTTTCGGCCATGCAACCGCCTGGGCAATCGTCGCAAAGCGACGCTCCACCAGGGTAAACCTTTCGGTCAATTGCGCAAAGGTATGCCGACTTGCCAACACCAGCGACATCCATGCCCATTGATGCAAGTCTTCGTTTGCGGAGTTTTTCCATCTCGGACATTGGCGCCATAGATTCGGACATTTCGTCTTCCTCCATGTCTTCGTCTTCGTCTTCGGCCATCTCTTCGCCCTCTTTCATCTTGAGGACTCTTTTTGCCATTCCCCAGCCCTTTGGCTCTTGTTCTCCGGCAACAGGTTTTCTTGGTCTAACCATTCCGCCGTCTTCTACTTCTTCACCCATTTCTGCTGAAGGATCCTCTTCTTCCATGTCGGATTCGTCATCGGAGTAGCCGCCGGCCATTCCCATCATTTTCTTTTTCTTTAGTGGCTTCTTTTTGTCTTCTTCATACTCGGACCCAGCTTCTGGCCAGCCGTCGGTAAGGTTCCCTTCCATTTCAACCTCAAGTGGATCACGCTTCATCTGTACCGGCATTGCTCCACATTTGGCACATACTTTTGCACCGGCAACAAAGCCACACTCATCAGAACCAAGACCCTTGGCGCATTTAATAACCGCGCCTTCACCGTCGATCTTGACTACCGCTTTTTCGTCGTAACTCATTTTTAATGGCTCCTTGTTTAACGAAACCCAGCGAAGGGCCACGTAAAATTCGTCCGTGTATAACTCTGTTTGTAAAATTATACGCTATGAGGCTCTTTTCATTGGAAGTATTGATAAATAACTCAACTGTCAATACTTGAATTATTTACCGCTCACGTTTACCAATTGGTTCGACTGTTTTGTCGATAAAGGTAGCCATTGCGGCTTGTGCCATTTTGTCCATTAGCTGAGAAAATATCTCTGCTCGTGAACCACCAGTAGAAACCTGTCTGTCTACGACAGCCATTACTGCTTCAAGTATTTTGTCAGTCTCTTCTTGTGTTGTGGCAAGAACGCCAGCGTTAGTTCTTCGCGAACCAGTTTTTCCCGACTCTTGACGCTTCATTATTGTCTGAAGCAGGGTCAGTGAATCTGCTGTTGCTTTGTCGCCAGCTTTTTGTGCCTCGCGTATTTCTTTTGGAAGCGACTCTTCGATTTGTTTGAACCAGGTTGCTTCTGCAGCAATTTCTGTTCTACCGGCTTTTTGGTCTCCAGAATCTCTTGACGAAGCAAATCCTCGTCCCATTTTCTTCCTTTTTGAAGAATTTAGATACTGTGTTGCCAGTTTCCTACTTGACTCAAAGCCGTCTGGCTGTTTTGGTGCATTCGATTCACCGCGAACTAATCTCGCTCCGATGGCCTGCGGGCCAACTTCGTCAGCGTCAGGTGCGTCAATTTCTGCAACTCTTTCCGCTCCAGAAATATCAAGCTCGCCGCGCGACCCTCTATCTATAAACCTATCTTTATCGTAAAACTTGTCCAAGGCTGCAAGTCTTTGATCCAGTACCTCTATGCCTCTTTGTACATTTTTGTCCGCTGGTGTCATATTTCTTGTATCAATGCTTCTTGCGTGCTTGTCAATGTCTTCTCGCATTTTTGAGATGCCATCAAGGGTTAGGTCGTCCTCAAGCTCAACGGCAAGAGATTCAATGAGCTTTGCATGTTTTGCTTTGTTGCCTCTTTGGTTTCGCTCATTGAGTTTTTCAATGTAGGTAATGGCGTTTTGCAAAGATTCAATATCGTCAGCGCGCATTTTTGCTGCATCATCTTCGGTTTTTGGAAGATCACGAATAATGCGTTTTGCTGCTTTCTTAGGCGACTCTTCAGCCTGTGGTTTTTCTCGCTCAACTGCAGGCTTCTTTGGCTTAGCGGCACGAGCCTCTTCTTTAGCTTTTCTTTCTTCAAGTTTTACTTGCTCGTCAAATACCCGCTGCATCTGGGCGATCCATACTTCGCGATTGAGACCACTCTTTTCTGGTTTCAGGTCTCCAGCAAGTTGTTTTTCTTTTTCGTATGGGTCAAGAGAATCCCAGTCTTTTGGCTTTACGTCGCCAAATGATTTTCCAGTATTAGTTTCAGCTCCTACTGTACGTGAGGCCATTCCCCTTTTTGGCTCGCCATGAAGAGCTTGAATATCTTCGTCGCTGAAGCCAAGATCCTTGAGTCTTTTAATTCTGTCTTCATATAATTTTTGGCGAAGTTTTACTGCTTCTGTCGCATCTACATTCCCATTTGAGTCCCTCTGGACCATTCCGCTTTGGCCCATGAATCCACGTTTTGGGCTCTGTGCGTTTGGTGTCGCCGGTCTCTCAAACGATGTACCTTCTTGAACAACTCTGTCGCCATCTGCGTCTATCGCATTTGGATCAAACGTGCCGGTGAGTACGCGACCGGCACGCCTAACTTTTCCCGGGCCACCGCCCCCGATTGAGCCCCCAAGCGACTTAAAGGCAGTTGTGATTGCCTCGTTGAAACCTTCAGGTATTCCGGAAGTTATGACTATTCCGTCTTCTGCAACATACGATTCAACTCTATAGTAGTCCAAAATTGGATCTATTGCTTGTTTGACGTGAAATACTTCTTCAATTGCAACTGGAATAACATGTTCTTCTTTTACCTCAACCTGTTTTTCTGCTGAAGAAAGAACTTCCTGTAGTGCTTCAATTGCGGAACGAAGTTTGTTTACATTTCTTGAACTAAGAACCCGTCCTGCTTTTATTTCAAGATCATCTCCAAGAAGAATGTCAAGAGTTTCAAGTTCTACATCTGCATCCTTTTTGAATTTTTTACCCCTCTTAAAAATGGCACGAGCAATATTGTCCCAAAACGCTTTTTCGTCTTCGCCGTCAGTAAGTCCTGCATTGGATCCGTCGTCGTAGTTCTCATCTTCTTCTTGGTCTGATCCATAAGCTTGCTCCATGACGCTAGATTTCTGCATTCCCATATCACTTGCTGGGACATACATAGTCTGCGGAACTACGCGTTCTGGCCTTGAGAACATAAAAGTTTGACCGCCGTCTGGAGTGTGGTACCCAACGCGGAAAAACGAGACACCGCCATCGCTTGTTATTCTTTTAAAAAGCACGCTGTTGTCAGTTGCTTTTATTATTTTTACCATTGAGCCGGTGCGCTTCATCAGTTCCATAGCAAGCTTTTGTTTTGATTGCTCGCCAAGTGGGCGTGTCTCTCCTTCCGCAAAAAGATTACGAGATTGTGCATCATCTTCATCATTTGGCTTTTGTTGAACTACGACAGATACCGGAACGCGATTCATGCCGACCATATGCATGTGATTCTTTGTCTCTTCATCGCTCTTTACTGAAATTGTTCCAGTTAGCTGGTTTGCGCCATGGAGAACAGGGCTTACCTCGTAAAGTTCAACTTCCTTGAGTATGTTGGCCTTGATATTTGGGTCATAAACAGCATCAAGCGTCTTATAACCAATTGACCACTCCTGTTCTACGCCGAAGAAGGCAACATTTGCAAATGCTTCCTTGCCTTTTTCTGAGTTGAGATTAAATTGCACTTTTGCGTATAGGCCACCAATCCCAGCAGCTTTCATTTTTGCTGGAAGTCTTGGGTCGCTATTTGGAACTTCGTACATCTCCAGAACTTTGCCGATTGGCTCATTCCAGTTGTGACCCCAAACAACACGCGGCTTACGTCGTGTCAAGCTTTTTGCAAATGCCCCAGAAATAACTACGTCACCGACGGAGTCTTTATTCCCTATTCCAGCGACAAAGCATTCAACAATCCCCTCTGCCTGGTCGACGTTTATTTGACCAGCGTTGCCGGCTTTGTACTGAATGTTCTGGGTCACAGCAAATCTCCTAAGTGTCTCAAAAATGATAAACCAGAAATATCATCGATACCCGTAACAAAACCAACAAAAGCATTTATTTACAGAAATAATTTATGTAAATTAATGGCGTATTGCCGAACCGAAACGCCAAGCTCTTAATGTCTCTGATTCCGCTATCTCAAAACGTTTCTTTGCAAGAAGATTAGTGAATGAACCAACGGTATAGGCCCTGAATGCGGTGCTTCTATCATCTTCATTTTGTATATGAAGAACATCGCGAACCGCCTGCTTTAGTTCTTGCGCTGTCTCTTCGTTTATTTTCTTTATTCGATCCATCTGTGAATCAAGATGAACCATTATCTCTTCTTGTGGCAATGATTTAATTTTTCTGATTCCAACACCGTTTTGCTTTGCTGCGTCAAGAATTATCGCCGAGAGCACCGGCCTAATGTCTTCATCCATCTGTCTGGCCCATGTCTCTGGGATAAGGATTGATTCAATATCCAGCGATCCTGTTGAGAGTTGTTTCTTTGATTTTGCGCCAGTTGCTTTTTCCAATACAACCCTTTGCTGTCTATCAAAAACCCTCTCAAGCGCTCTATTTAGAATTTCGGTCCACCTATCAATCTCAATTGACTGCATCGGATCAGATTTATATTCCATTCCGCTTATATCTACGCCTGCTTGACCTGCTGGGATTGGTGCGGCTGTTGTTTCTGGCGCTGCGGCAGCCTCTGGTCCTACTTGCGCAGCAGCTAAAGCACCAGCCATTGTCGTTGTATCTAACGGATTAGCTGGCTGCCCATCAGGGGTCATCATCCCTCCGGGTTGCTGTGCCCCAGGGACTTGCTCTCCCGGCATTCCTGGCATTCCAGGAACGCCAGCTCCTGGGACTTGTGCTTGTGGTGACGGCATTGGTTTTTCTGTATTACCAATTGGTGTCAGGTTTGGATTTTGCAGCATTGAGTCTGCAAGTTCACTCTCAACAGTTTTCTTTCCTGTTGCCTTTCTGTATTCGTTTGCGCTGATGAGACCGTTTTGGAATTCATCCATAACGTATCTCTCTCGTTCTTGCTTGTACAAAATCAAAATTGGAACTTCGCTTAAATCGAAGTCAACGTAATGCGTTTCGTCAAGTTCATCGAATGCGCGCGCAATTGGCTCAAGGTGTGGGAGCATTGTTTCATTCCAAAACACACGGTGCTCTTCTGCAGCATTAGAGAATGTCCTACCAGCAGCGTTGCCAATCACGGACTCTGGTACTCCAAAGGCTGCAAGAATTTCTTCTTTCGTAATTTGTCGCATTTGGATATAAGCGGCATCGCGTGGGTTTGATGCTGTGTCGACGTAATCAACACCATCATCTGATGAAACAACTGAAGTAGACCCAGCACGACCGAGGTTCCCACGAAACCTACTGCGTAACTCTTCTTTGTCCTCATCGTCTATTTCTCCGCGTAGAACAAGAAGACCACCAGGACGGCCATCGTTCATTAAGAAGTTTCTGTTGTAAATTTTGGCCATGTTTTCTATTTCAATAGCAACACCAGCAGATTCCATCGGCGTCATTGATAGATACGGGTCAAGTGGATGCGGTTTGCGTATCCAGCAAACATCATCAGGTTTAAGAATAATTTTTTCTCCATGAGGAAGCATTACTTCGTATCCGGAAACAAACTGTTTAGGATCTGGTATCGGAGATGTTGATTGTGGTGGAAGAAGGTTCAGGCCAATAATGTCGCCATTTCGTGAACGAACTTTTTCAATAAACACACCGCGAGTACTCATCAACAACTGAGAAGAGAGTCTGTAGCGGAAAATAAATGAGTTTTCTCCAACATTAGATTTCGTATTCAAAACTTGCAGCAGTGTTGAATTGTCTGCTTTTGAACCAGTGATTATTTCACCGTGATTTGAATTGCCTTTTCTTAGGATCATTGGCAATCGCGCCTGATTGCCAGCAATTGCATCTATGCATCTAGAGACCCATGTAACTCGTTGTATGCCTTCGCGATACGCGCGTTCAATGTCCCATGAATCCTTGTATCCACGAACCCTGAATCCAGGGTTGTTTGC